ATAACAGCGGCATTAGTAGGAATCTGGTTATCTACATCTGAAAATGTTTCAGACGAAAGCGTAACTGCACCGGCGGCAATATCAGAAAAACCTACGCTAGTTAAGTAGCCTGCAGAAGCGTGGTTGCCCCAGCCAAACGCTGTGTCCCAGTTAGACACGTTAAGATTAGAACCTGTAACAGCGCCTGAAAATGTGCCTGTAGTGCCTGAAACGCCTGCAGAAAAAGTTGCTGTTGTTCCAGCTACAGTAGTAAATGTACCGGCTGCTGGAGTTGAGCCGCCTATCACGGCATTATCAATCGTACCACCATCAATATTCGTCGTTACGTTACCACTGGAAAAATCAACAGTTCCTGTAGCAGTGAGATTCGTAAAAGTACCGGCGGCTGCTGTAGAAGCGCCTATAGTTGTTCCGTCTACGTTTCCGCCGTTTATGTCGGCTGTAGGAATAGTAACTGTGCCAGTAAAAGTTGGACCTGCTGTGTCGGCTTTAGTTGCAATAGCTGTGGAGATGGCGTCGAATTCTACCTCAAATTCAGCACCCTTGATGATCTTTCCGGTATCTCCAGAAGGTAACGAATCTTTGGCTTCAAAGTCGGTAGTCTTAGTATAATCAGACATTATAAATTCCTATTGGAGAAAAGAGGAAGGGGGCCATGAAGACCCCCTGAGGTTACGCTACTTCTTACTCTGGAATAGCAAGAACAAAACCAGCTTCAGGACGATATACTTCGATACCGTACAGGCAGTCAGCCGTGTAGAGGGTAGAGAGGTATTCCTGCTTGTACTGGGTCTGTGAGCGTACAGCTTGCTGCTCAGCCATGACGAAAGCGTCAGTGTGGAACAACAATGCAGCACGGGTATCAGCTGTACCACCCGTTGCCGTGTTTTCCGTTGCGGTTTCGATAGTACGGCAGTTTGCAGAAACGTAAACGTCTACGCCGTACAGGTTACCGATCAGGCCAGTCTGAGTAGCTTGGCCGGATACGAAGTCCGAAGACACGTAACGGTCAATGCCCATGATGGTATTACGTACTGAAGGAGGAATGACAAAGTGTCGTCCGTCCATGGGTACGTTGTGGTCGTCGAGCTGCGGGATCGTGCCACGGAAGAACGCAACGTTAAATACGCCAGGAGGCAAGACCGTATCATCAGTATACTGAGTGATAGTTGAACCAGCATCATTAAAGAAGCAGCCACTGTTTTCATAGCTAGAACCAGTGTCAGTCGGGCTGAAAGTCTTAGTACCGTCGCCAAGACCAGTCGCAGCTGAGTGAAGGTCGTTGTCGATGCGGGTAGCCAAAGCATAGCCAGCATCTTCAGTGTAGAACTGACGGAGGCTTGAGAGAGCCTGTACTTCTACGATGTCCTCAATGAGTCGTGAGTACTCAAAGTGACGGTCGATGTCTACAGTCAGTTCGCCTTCAGTGTTTGCAATGATAGTAACCGCAGTGTCAGCAGATTTAGCATTTGCGTCACCACGTACGGGCTTGGGTACATGCAGCTTGTCGCCTTTCTTGCCAGCCATGGCAATCTTCTTGACAAGCGGAGCCATCTTGAGGTTCTTCTGATAAGCGGCGATAATTTCGTCACTCCAGATTTCTGGAATAAACTTATCAGCTTCTGTTTTCGCAGTAAAGCCCGCTGCGCCGGGATAAGTTGCAGTAGCCATGTCAATCTCCTAATAGATTATCTGACTCGACCCTCTGCGTAAGCTGTTAGTATGTCTTCAGACAACGCTTGATAACGCTCAGGGTCTGTTTTCATTAGTTTAATTAAGTCGGCCCTACGATATACTTTTTTACGTGTCCCTTCAGCTGTTCCTCGTGCATTGCCTGTGCTTGCTGCCTTGAGTTGCTGCTTACGTGCCTGTCTTTCGACTTCAGCAGTCTGCTGAGTTACTGAACGTCTTTCTTTCCAAAGACTAAACAGTTCATCAGCCGCATCAGTATCGTACTCTTGGTCTGCTCGTACAAACAACTGAGTCCTAATCTTAGAAGACTTTATCCAGTCAGCAAACTTAGGGTCATCTAAGATTTCACGCATGTCTGGATGTTTATTATTAAGAATAGACAACGAAGACTGTTTTTTGTATTCGTTTGTGTATTCCCTTGCTTCTTTAACACTAGGATGGTTCTCAATAGCACTATTTACAGCTGCTTTTGGGTCTGTAAAATAATCTATCTCTTGTTCGGGCTCAACACTTGGTTGAGGTGCTTGAGGTGTAGTTTGATTATTAATGTAATCATCTACAACTTTACGAAGCTCTCCTACTTCAGAGGACTGACGACCCAGAAGCTTTTCAGCCTCTTGGTGCATCTGTACAACTTCTTCTAAGGATTTACCTTGGTACTTCTCTGGGACTGTAGGTTCTTCTTGAGGTTGCTCAACTTCTTGTTGAATCTCTTCTGCTTCGTTTTCAATGTTGTCTACGTTTTCCTCTTCAGGGGGCAGATCAACCATCGTTGCTCTTGACATAATTAAACTCCGTGATTGTAATCATTATGGAGATGAGGATTTACGGCCTGCTTTTTCGTGCTCTTTCACCCACTTCATATGCCTACCGGGGAAGTCCCCAGAATGGCCCTCAAGGTGAAAGGACGGGGCAGATACCATTCGTGTAGCAACAGCACCACAACCGCACCTACTGGTTGTAGTACCGTCTCCTACCATTTCTTCAAAGACGTGTCCGTTTGTGCAACGGAAATCGTAAATTTTGTACATTTTTATTCTTCCGCTTCTACTTCGGCTTGATCTCTAGCAGCTTCTGTAGTAGCTTGTAGATTCAAAATGGTTGCAAAAGCAGCTACTTGGCCTTTACGAAAGAAGAGTTCTTCTTCGTTTTTAACACTTTGTATGTCAGCCAACTGCTGTGCATTAGTGGAAAGCTCTTGTAAGAGTTGTTTGAAACCTTCGTGATTGAAGAGTTCATTGTAGTTATTAAAGTAGGTCTCAAGCTCTGGACTCATGTTTTCCTCTAAAGTTACTTACTACAGGTTTATTATAGCATATAATTTAGCTAATGTCAAGCTTTTTTAGTGGTTCGTCTACGACGACCTGATGCGGTAACAGCGTGTTTGATCTTGGCTGGGCCTTTCTTACGCCTAGACGAAGAAGCCTTCTCAGCCTTGGTCATCTTAGCCGCTACCGCCTTAGGTCGACATGATGGGTACGGACGCTTCTTTTTTTCTTTACCACTACGACCACACTTCTTGCCTGTCTTAACGTCGACCCATTCTTCAGCAAACCACTTCTTTAGTCCACCTTTAGCCATAGGTTCCACCACGTTTCTTGTATTCTCGTGTCAACCACGCCGAAGCGTACGCAGAAGGCCATACGTCAAACTTACGTTTTGCCTCTGCTTTTACACGAGCGTACAATGCCTTGTTTTTAGGATTAGGCCCAGACTTTTTCTTCTTAGGTTTAGCTTTAGCTGGCACGTCGACTCCTTCGCTTAACAGCTGCTTTCATTTTTGTGTCCATCTTTTCTTCAGCCAGCTTCTTTTTCATTGCGGCTTGCTTAGCAGGAGAAGGAATAGGGTTTTTGGCTTCCCTACGTGCCTGAGCCAACATACGATTGACTTGAGCCTGCGTGTACATCTTTGGTTTAGGTTGTGCTTTACTTTTTGCCTTTGCCACGATTTCTTAACCCCTTAAAGTCAGCGCCCGTGATTTTATTGCGTGGAGGTGCTACACGAGCTATTTTCTTTTGTTTTGGTGAGTAACCTTTTTTACCTTTTGGCATGTCACTTACCTCTTGGCTTTTTTACTTTTTTCTTCTTGGGTTTGCTTGATGGGTATCCATATCCGGGCATGATGGCCTCCTATTTACCTTTGTGGACTTTTTGTACTTCGAAGTTTGCAGACTTAGACGCACCCTTGTGGGGCTTGTAACCGCCTGCAGGATCTTTCATTAGCTTATAGCCACTACCGCTTTTCATCCAGTGGTAGCCTTTGGGTGCAGGTACTTTCATTAGTTATAACTCTTTTTGGGCATACGAACTTCTTTACCGTCTTGGAAATAGCGGATGCCTTCGCCAGTTCCACGAACATCAATACTTCGGCTCATGTCTGCAATAGGTAAGGACTTAGAGCCTCCGGACAAGTCGACGTTGGCTGCAGTGTACCCTGCTGCACCTCCTGCTACCCCAGCTTTACGTTGGCCTTCACGGTAAGTCCGTTGTGCTTTAGTAGCTTTTTCAGTTTTCTTTTGATCGGGTGTCTTTTTAGACTTCATATCTTGAACGAGTTTTTTTGCTTCATCGTATGCTTTTTTACCGTATCTGCCGATCGCCTTACCTACGCTTGTTGAGGCAGCATATTTCATTATTTCTCTAGCAGCCGCTATTTGCATAGCCATAACTATCTCCTTAAACTATGTATTCTTTAGTGTGAACATTTGTAGTAGTCTTGACGTGTCCGTCTCTGTCGTACACAGTGACTTCTGTTGTTGTAGCTTCAACTTTTTCAGAACCCGCTACTAACTCTCCGTCCCACACTTTATACGTTACTTGTCTTTGTACGTAAGTCGTAGGAACAGCCGACATTGGTTGTACTTCAATTACCATTTGACTTTGTTAGCCCAGTAAGCCGCAGACATTTTACCTTTGGCTATGTTCTTTGCGTGACGTGCTTTAAAAGACGCCCTCTTCTTTTTCATACGGTCAGACTCACCTGCTTTGGGTTTGCCTGCAGTACTTGCTCCTTGCTCACCGAACCGTATAGTTTTAATCTTGTCGCCTTCCTTGGCAACCACGATGTGAGACTTCTTAGGGTGGTTAGGCGTTCTCTTCGGTTTGTTGAACCCGCTTACCCCTGCTCGCTTTAGACTTGGGTGCTTCTCTGGCATTAGTTAAGTCCTCCACCCGGCGTTCCAGTTCCGATATTCGGTCCCACTGGTGCTGAAAGGTCTGGTTGATCTGGTTGAGGAGTCCCCTCAGTTCGTTGTCGGTTAGCATTGTTTTTACCTTCTATCTGTTGCTTTTTCAAGAGAGTATCAGCAACCTTCATGCGACGTTCAAACTCCTTGTCTTCTTCGTCGCCTTCCCGTAGGTTCCGGGTGATTGCATTGATACGGTCAATCTCAAGCTCCTGTGGCACTGCCTGTGCTTCAGCAGCCAGCTTAGTTGCTCTAGCTTGCGACTCTTGAGCCTGAGAAGCCAGTAGTGCTGTCTGGGACTGCTGGAACTGCAGCTGTGCTTGTTGAGCAGCTTGAGACAACTGAGCTGCTTGTGGGTCAGGCTGCATTGCCTTGCCCATAGCTGCCAGAAGCTCTTCACGGTTAGACAGGTTCATGTTGTCAATAACCGACTGTATCAGGGTGTTGTACAGAGGCGACTCTTTGCCCATAGTCTGAAGCAGCTGTACTAGCTGAGTTACTTCGTATTCACGAGCAATGATGCCTAGAGTACTGCTGGCGTTGAACTTGTAGTCCGACACTGGATAGTTCTCAGGGTCAAACTGCATGTACCTGTGTGCCGCCTTCTTGACAAAAGGAATCAAGAAAGACTGCTGGAAGTTTATGAGAGTTCGTTTATGGCGTTTGATAATAGCACCAAGAGACATACTGATACCAGCTGCAGTAGCCTCGCCATTAACTTGTCCTGCAATCCCGGCTGAGTCGACTGCTCCTGTAGCCTGCTGGACCATCTGCTGGAGGGCTGCAGCTTGGGAGAAGGTGATTTGTCCAACCTGTCCAAAATTAAACGGCTGTAGTACTTCACGGGGATCTCCGCTCGTTAGAATCATTTTACCGGGTCGTACTTCAGGCTTAGCACCCCTAGGAAGCCGTGTAGCGTCGATAGCGAGCATTGGATGGATTGTGAGGCTCAAGGCATCAATACGAGCCCTTAGCTCTGTGTCGAGCGCTTTTTGGCTGTTGTAGCCCTTTTCACATACACCACGACCCCAGAACCGTCCGGGTACTACGTCCCAAGGGAACGCAACAACAGGACGATCCTGCATCATGTAGGGGTTAGCTTCTGCCTTCAGTAGAATACCGCCGTTAGCTACAACAACGACTGCTTCAACGTACCTAGAACCTGTAAGTTCAACATCTTCGACTTCTTCGTCTTCAAACTCTTCGTTGATTACAGCCTCTAAAAGCTCCCGTGGAACCAAACCGTAGTACTTTGTTAAACGTACTTTGTCGTCGTTGTAGATCGTAATGTCTTGGTCAGGTTCTAAGTCTGTATCAGGGGCCGCTGAGCCTACGTAGACGTCCCTGTAGACGCCTTGTTCCTGAAGCATTTCTACGTGGTGTTTGCTGACAAACTCGTCAATAGCAACGCCTAGAGCGTCGTCTACAGAAGTTGCTACAGGGTCAATAAGAAAGTTTTGGGGCAGTACAGGCTTTAGTCTTACTTTTACCCGATTAGTAATGTTGACGCCAACAGCCTGTAGTTCACCGTCCATGATAGGCTGAGACGCAGGAGCCATCTCTTTCATGTCCTCGATGACAATCTCGCCAATGCCTGTACCAAAGACTGCTGAATTAATTAAACACTCAGCTACTGATTTACGTATCATGCAGTCTTCAAAGTCTTCAGTCAGTTTGTTACGCAAAAAAGCAATGTCTTGTCGGTCAGTGTCACCTTTGTTGTCACTAACGTCGAACCATTTGCCACGACCAAAGGTTGCTTCTTCTAGCTCAGCTACGTTGGACTCAACTGCCTGCTGAAGTGCGGGAGAGATAATCCTTGAACGCTCTGACTTACGCTCGCTGTCTGCAGGGTCCCAGATTCCTCTCCAGAGCCTATAGTACTCTTCGAATCGGTCTTCGTAGTTTGACTCGTAATAATCACGCCAGTCTTCACATTTAGTGATTACCCAGTCTTCGATGGTTTCTTCAACCAACAGTGGGTCAACTTCGTATAGTTCGCTCATAGGTATTTCCTAAATTACAGCAATGCTGTACCCCAGTGTAAAAAACACTACAGCACTGATTGCGTATATTCCGTAGGTATTTAAGGGTCTAAAAACTTTCATTAGTATCCTGCCACAACGTCTAGTATTTCATGGTCCTCAATTTCGTAGTCGTAGTCGTACGCTACGTTTGCTAACTGGTCTATGTACGCTAATGCGTCCACCAAGTCGTCATGAGTTAGTGGGTCAGGGAACTGAAACAACTGGTCTAGGAATCTGCTGTTCCACTCGCCTTTGTTCAAAGTTATAAAGTTGTTTTCAAACCGACCCTGCAATGCCCACATAACCCTGTCAGTCTTCTTCTTGTTACCGTGGGTTAGTTCCTCTACTCTAAAAAACGTACCGTACTTCTTTTGTAAATCCATAAGAGGCGACATTACAGCCTGCTTAGCAATACCTCTTTCGATGCCAACGGATACGGGCTGATAATCTCGAACGGCCTGAAATATCTTACTTGCCGTTTCGTCAAGACTCCATCGTCCATATATGATATTGTCAACAAACCAACCATGCTCACTAACTTTAACGACGGCAATGGCAGTTTCGTCAAGTTTAGAATTTTTTGTTCGCTTCTTATTGACTTCTTCAAAACCCGCCAAGTCAACAGCAATGTAGTAGTCTCCTATCTCAGGTCTATCTTCCGATACCACCACCCAGTCTTCCTTAAACATTTCCGAACCACGAGCTTCAAACGACGCCATAAATTCCTGACGGAAGGCATAGGAAGACATACTGCGTTTAGCAATGTCAATTTCGTCTGAGTCCAGCAGCGGGTTATCGTAAGACGTAAAGTGCCAAGATTTGTAAGTAGGGTCATCATCTAGCTCCGCATACTTGTACAGTTCGTAGAAGTGGTTACGACCCATAGGTGTCCCTATGAACATCGCAGAACCCTTTTGGTCGGCCAAGGCAGGTCTTAGTATCTGCTCAAAGACGTCCGGTTTCATGTCGGCGTATTCGTCCAACACTAAAAACTTCAAGGACACACCACGCATTGTCTCTGGCCTGTCGGCTCCCTTGAGACTAATCATGGCCCCGTTGACCAGCCTGATCTGCAGATTATTAATATGTGATCCTGCAATCACAGGGTGTCCTAGCTCTAAGAGGGTCTGCCACATGATGTCACGGGCTTGTCCCTGCGTAGGCGCTACGTAAAACACTTGTCCTTTTTCTGTCTGCAAGGCGTTTACAATCAACATCCAAGCAGCTAGGCGGGACTTGCCTGTTCGTCGTCCTGCAGCAACTATCTTAAATCTAGTGTCGTCTGCCCAGACCTCTTGCTGCCAAGGCAGTAGTTCTATATTAAGATCAGTCACACAGCTTCCAACTTAAGTAAAACGTAATGGCTCCAGTTATAATCGGTAAAGACATAACACACACCAACAAAAACACTTCCATTACTCTAACTCGTCCAGTTCGTCTTCAGTCAGTTCTCTGGTTGGTAAGTCGGCTTCTTCTAATAAATTAGCTACCGCTTGTAGTGTTTCAAACTTATGTAACACTGCAGGAACTGCCCTACGTCCAGTGAGGGCTTCTACCATGTCCCAACCTGCCTGACCGGGAGGCATCTTTACGTACCGATGGTCTACGTTCATTTCCATCAGTTTTCGCCTCAGGCCCTTACAACCGTGGCACCAGTCGGCTCCGATTATGACAAACATATTAGCCTGAACTAAAATTAGTTAAAACTGCTGGTTCTTCTACCAATTCAAACGTACAGGCAAACTCTACGTCACCTGCTGATCCTGTTTGTACTTTAAACTGTTCACCTGCATGCAACACAAAAATACCACGGTAGAACTCTTCGTGTCCGCCAGAAGATACATTAGTGCTGTCTAACAGGTGTAGCTCGTTAGTTCCGTCGTCAAAGTAAGCTGTACAGGCGTTTGTGCTACCACCGTGGTTAGCTATGTACACGTAACTAACTTCAGCGTGGTATCCGTCAGGAACAGTAAATACTGTGACTTCAGCAGTGTCTGTTACGGTTGCGTGTTTGGTGTACTTCATTAGTATAACCACATCACCGGGGTGCTACCACGGGTGTCTACATGCACAAACCCGTCTTCTACCCCAATACCAGTAAAACCTAAGTCTAGTGCCTTAGACACAAGAGAGAAGCGGTCTGCGGCGTTTATTACTTTTATGTCTGCCGCAATCCCCTGAGCGTGTGTACCCGGTCTGTCTTTTTTTGCTTCTATCGGGTGCTGGGGGGACCTGTAACCGCTAGTAATCACAAAAGGAAAACCACATTGGTGCCTGAGTTCGTCTACTAACTCCATAAACTCAGCTTCCATACGGTTTTCACCGGTATGTTGACAGTTGAATTCGTCTACTGTGAAGTATCGCAATTTACTTTAGCCCTTAAGAATTGAAAAAACACAGACGACTGTTCTTCGGCGTTGTCAATCAACAAGTTCACCTTCGATAGGCTCTCTTGTTTGACTTCCGTCATCAATAGTCGCACTTCCGACGCCAGAGATGTTAATCTGGATTGCATTACGTCCGCCATCTTTAATCACGTCCTTTTCAAATGCCCCTACAGGCAGTATTCTGTCCATCACAAGTTTCCAAGCAGCAGCCTGATTCTTGTGTTCGTTGTCTAAAGCAGCATCAAAAATAGTCTCTAGGACCTTTTTTGACTTAGGTGAGGCCAACATACGGGCCTTGTATTCATTTATGATCGCTGCGTCACCCTTAGGTCGGCCTACTTGGCCCTTGTTTCCGGGCTTCACAGCTTCTACTTCCGACTTCCGGGGTCTGCCACGACCTCTTTTTTTAATTTCTTCGGTCATAACACAAATTGTCCGTAAATACAACCTTAGTATACCACGAGTATACACGAAAGTCAAGCTATTTTATGACCTTTTGCCAGGGAATGGGTTACTTTAGAAAAATCAAGTAGTTACACATGTTTATTTTTCACATAATTTTTCTAATTTTTACCTATTTTGTGCCTGAGTGGCTGCTACAGTTACAGCGGCAACTTAAGTCCCTCCCCCGGTGCAAGTTATCCACAGGTTTTCCACAGGTGTTGGCAACTTGTGTATAACCTGTGGATAAGTTTCAGAGCTGACAAAAGTTATCCACAGGTTATCCACAGGCAGACCTGAGTTATCCACAGGTTTATCCACATGGCCCTGAGAAGCCCTGAGAAGCCCGGAGAGCGATGTTTTCAAAAGTAATAGAAGGGTATGCCTAAGTAGGTGCATTTGGCTTGGCAAGAATCGTGCCAAAAGTTTCAGCTGAAGAAAAAAATTTAGAAATTTCAAAAGTTGGCACGGAAATTGCTATAGCAAAAAGCATGCCAGTTTTTTAGGCTGCAAAAAAAAATAATCAAAATTGGCACACTTATTGCAAGGCAAAAGCCATGCCAAAAAGCCAAAACACCGACAACAAAAAAAGGTAATATTTACACTTCACAGCTGGACCAAAATCGGCGAGAATGGTCACAAGTCGGGGGCACAAGGTCGCCGACACCAACGCCCGGAGGGCAAACCTATGAAAGTAACCCGAACAAAAGTCTTTGGCCGTAGCATCATCATCCGTCGACGCAAAGCCACAAAGAGAGCCCTAAACTATAAGCAGGGCGAGGTCTTCAACAGCGTTCACGGGGGCCTCTGGTCACTCTACTGGGAGCATGGCAAGGGCCGAAACATCGACATCTCAATCGACGATCGTTAAGCCCACCACAGTAACACCAGAGCCCGCCTAGTGCGGGCTTTTGGCGTACCAGAGAACCAAAAACGGAGGGCCCTAGGCCATGCAATGGGACAGATTCGACATTTGTGAAGCGTATTACTGCTACGCTAAGGACTACATGCGTGGTGTGAATAGTGTTGAAATGCGTATACTGGCACGTTTAAACCGGATGGGTTACAATCCCGGTTTCGGTGGTGTTGAGTATCGTGATTTAACAGACAACGCCAAAGCGATTTACCATGAATTGGTTGCGAGGTTCGAGTGATGATTAAGCTATCAAAAGCAAGCAAAATGCCGGGGCGATCTTGGTCACTTCAGGCATTGGATACGTGTCCCGGTTCTATAGGTGCTGGTGGTGAATTAGTGCCTGCCTGTTCCGGATGTTATGCCACCACGGGAAACTACCGGTTTAAGAATGTCAGGGCACCACGGGAGCATAATCGGCAGGACTGGAAACGGGATAGCTGGTGTGACGACATGGTGGCGGAATTGGATAATGACCGGTATTTTCGCTGGTTTGATAGTGGCGACATGTATGACGTTCGTCTAGCCTATAAGATTCTGGAAGTTTGCGAGCGTACGCCATGGGTCAAACATTGGATACCGACACGTATGCACAAGTTTAAAAAGTTTGCGTCTGTCATCCGATGGTTGCAGGACCTGCCGAATTGCGTGGTGCGTCTGTCATCCGATAGCATTACCGGGGAAACCGTAGAGG